GCAGAAGGACTCCGAACCTGTTTTGAAGCGCGGGCCCGATGGGCCTACACCGGTGGAAAGCCCTACCGGCGAGAGCGCACCCATTTTAGCGATGAGTTCCCCCACCCCTTTTTCCGCGGGTGTTGTGGGCGCTCCTGGCTTATCCATTCAGACCGCGTCGCAAGTGCCCCGTCCCACTCGAGTGGGAGGGGGAGATCCTTTACTGTCGACGACTCAGGTCAAGTTATGGACGGACAAAAATGATAGGGTATCAACGGGTGAGTGGTTGCATGGAACATGGTTGTCGGTCGGGTATAGCATTCCCGGTTTGACCTATTGGTTTGAGAATTCTTTTCTGACCGACTATGCAGAACGCTTCGGTATGGACTCCACGGCCGTACAAAAACCCCAGGCTGATAGAAAAGGGCGCCATGGTCGCAAAGTACTTCGCGAGGATAAGTCTTTGTTGCACATGCATAAAGGGTATACAGGTGAAGTCGTAGTAACCGTTTATTCGCTAGTAGTTCAGAGGAGCTTGGCGGCTAAATTATCCCTTAATAGTGTGACATCCCAAACCTACGGGTATGTCATGGCGTTCGTTTTGTCTCAGTTTAAAGAAGCCAATCTAGTAGACGAACTGGATTGGACAGTGGTCGTCGACACCGTCCGCTTCATAGTGCAGTCCTTAGCCAGGGCCTACGAAGTTTCTTCGGCGGAGAGGGTGCTCTTCTCAACTTCAATTAGCTTGAAGGAAGGCACCCCTCCGTCGAAGAGGATGGGGTGATTGCCCGCGGGGCGTATCGAGTACATGGTGCACATGGGCGTTTTCAGACTTATGGAAACACCCGGTGTTTGGCCTTCCATGTACAAGGTGCGTCCCGCGTTAGCACCCGTCTCTGTTGGCAAGAGGCAGGTGCTCTTTGGCGATGACCTACTCCCCCGATTCACACCGGTGGAGACGTCGAGGTACAAAACCGTAGGCGGCCCGTGGTTCACGAGCAATCTATGTTGCCCTTGTTCAGGCTCCGTTGGCCTGGCCCAGGGTATTCTCCGTTTAATCGGGGTTAGAAAACCGCAAGTCGAAGGGTTGGATGATGCACTCTTTGCAAACCAGGAAAGATTTTTCTTGGGTAGCGCTAAGGGTGTTGAAAAATTCCAGAGTGACTTGAGGTTGAAGGTGGTGGACGTATTCCCCCAGAGTGAAGTGATTCTCTCGATAAAAACTTGGGCGTATGCTACGC